AGGTGATGGGGCGATTCCCCATGCGGAAGATCTTAGGGCAGCGCCTAACCCCGGGCAAGTACCCTCAGGGAAGCAAGGGAGCAAAGGGATCCCTCGGTCCCGGGAATGATGATGACCCTCCGAAGCACCTCCCCCGAAGGCTCCAGAGGGTCATCGACCCGGGTCTCGATTGCTCCCTCTTAGGAAGCAGCGAGGCTCGACTTCAGTTGCTGATCGACGCGCTCAGAGATGCTCACGCTGATTCCTCTGAAGGTAGATCGACAAGAACTCTCTGACCAGATCCACCCATCGAGTAGCCGCGGATCTTTCCTTGCTTGACAAGATTCCACGCCCACGGCTCCCAGACGACTCCCATGAAGATGGTGTTCTCTGGGAACTCATGCTCGACAACTGATCCTGTCTCGACATCGAGCATCGGAACTCTGACCGCATAGGGCCAAGCGAGCGCTTCGACCCATTCGCCAGCAACGACTTCGACATTGTGCTGAAGACGAATCTGGCGATCGCCAGAGCGGACATAGTCCCAGAGCGCAGTCTGGAGTTCTTCAGCGTCTGTCCATTCGCCATGCGCGTCATACGCGTCCGGGACATACCAAGGTCCGAGCGTGAAGCGACGATCGTCAGCCTTCGAGAAGATCGAAGGGATCGCTTCGGGCTTCTTCTTCTGGCGACCACCGGATCCCATCGGGACATCGACATGGACTTCGCTGACAGATGGGTTGCCCTTCTCCATGCTGTCGAGGATTCCTCTTGTCCAAGAGATCGCAGGATCTCCTCCCCACGCAGCCCACGCGACTCGACCGGGAGATGGGAATCCGGGTTCGCCCGGAGACCATCCTTCTCCCTGCTTGTCTGCTTCATGGCGAGCGAGGTACGAGGCGATGCGCTTGATCATGTCGAGCGAGACAGGATTGCCTGCTGCGAGGTCTGCTGCTCGACGACGACCGGTCGCTGTGAAGCCGGAGCCGGCGTGACCTTCTTCGATCCACCGCTCCGCTTTCGCTGCTTCCGCTTTCACTCCATCGGGAGGAGCAAAGGTGTCAGCCTTCGAGAACTGCTCGATCTGCGCGAGACGCTGCTGCGCTTCTTCCTCGGTGGCATAGCAACCGAAGGAGCGGGATCCATCCGCAGAGGTCACGCAGAACTCTCCGTCTTGCTCCACGATCTCCTTCGAGATCGGAACAGACTTTCGGAGCGAGTCCGGGATGACCCACAACTTACAGAGCGCGGTTGGAGCGATCATCCCTTCGACCCAGCAGCACGCTTCCTCTTCCGGGTAATAGGCGACGCAGTTGAGACAGGCGATCCCTTCATCGAGGAAGGGGTTCTCCTCTAAGTAATGCGCTTCGCTCTGAGGCCACCAGCCGAGCGTCTCGGCGATCATGTCGTGAGCCTGAGCAAGAGTCGCAGAGCGGAGGGTGAGTTCGCCGACATCGAGCATCGCTTCGTTCGGATCCGGATCAACCCACTCGTGTCCATCTTTGAGGGTGACCCCGCCGCAGAGGAGTCCCTCTTCGGGCTGCGCTCCTCCGCAGATGCGACAGCGGATGGATCCCTTGCGAGTTGCCCAGATCGCACGCTGGAAGTCGTGAGGCTGGCGAGCAGCAGCGCGCTTCCTGTTGCGGGAGATGATTGCGTTCTCGACCTCGAACGAGATCGACTTCCCGAAGACGGAGCGCAATCGATCGAGGAGTCCGGAGAGTCCACCAGAGGGAGCATCCTCGTAGTAGTCCTTGTCGCTTTCGTAGCCGTAGCCGGCTTCAACATCCTCGGGATCTTCTTCAGGCTCCCCGAACTGGATCTCGATCTCAGCGCCAGCGGGAACCATGATGATCCTCCACCCATCCTCTGAGAGAACAGATGCGACATCGACTGTGGTCGCGCCGATCTCCAGCATCGCTTCGACTTTCGCTGCGAGATCTGCGGGCATTCCGTCGACGCTCATAAGAGCAGCAAGCGAAACGCCGCGGATGATCTCGCTGATCTCCGGATCGTTCATGAGTAAGCCTCCGGGCTGGAGTGTAGTCCGCTCGCCTTGCTCATTCTTCAGAAGGGAAAGCGGCTTCGCTTATTGCTCGCGAGTTTCCTGAGGAGGACCAAACTCGCCCGGGACGATGACTGCTGAGCAGCGACAGGAAGGATGAGCGGGTGGCATCAGATCGCCGCTCTCGAACTCATCTTCGAGCGCTACGAGTTCGGTGTCGTATTCCTCGCACTCGGGACAAGCGTCTGCTTCTGCGACCCACTCTTTCATCGCAGTCGCCGGATCGATGAGACCCTTGTCCGCAGCCTGAAGCCATGAGATGTAGCGACCTTGATTCGATGCGGAGACGATCTCGGTGCGAGCGATGTTGTTCGCTCTGGCTTTCACTAATCGCTTCGAGTACTTATCTGCGAGCCTCTGCGCTTTCTCTCTCGCGTCCGGGAGGCTCATACCTTGCTCTTGAAACAATCCGAGATTGGTCTCGAACTGGCGCTCGACTGCGTTTGCCCATCGAGGGAACAGACCAATCTGGCGAGCGAGTTGCTGCTCGACCTGACGACCATCGAACCCTTGAATGAAAGCGTTCGTGACTGCTTCCCGGACTTGCTGCTGAATCACCTCAGAGGTCTTCACAACAAGTTCCCCTGATCGAGCAGCGGCCCACGCTGTCGCTCTCACATCAGTCGTGTCGAAAGCGATCGAACCGATCACTCCTCGCAGAGACTGAAGTTCAGCGGCTCCGGTCTGGCGCAACTGCTGGAGCATCTCGATCCGGGTCTCAGACATTCGAGTTCCGAATGTCCCCCAGTTGTAGGACTGAATCGCAACGCCGATGTTTCCGGTAGCGATCGCTTGCTGAAGAGCGACGGAATCGGCTGTCGCAGAGAGTTCGGAGATGGACGAGATGATCTTGTTCGACATCCTCCGCTCGTTCGCTGTGAGGCGCTCAGTCCCAACGGGACGAACAAGTCGAGCAGGACGCGGAGGAGCAGCCTTTCCGAAGCGGATGAACTCGCTCACGAAGCAGCGCCTTCCGGACCTCCGAGGCCGGGGATGTTCGACGGAAGCGGAGAGAGATGATCGGATGGAGGAAGCCCTGCGAGATCCCGAAGCCAGTCTTCGAGACCTTCGTCCGGGATGATTGCTCCAGCAGACGAGACCTTCTGAACGAAGTCGGCGATCACGGTGAGATCGACTGCGCCGATGTCTCCGTAGGTCAGGTGAGGACAGCGAGCGGTGTCCATGCCGTTGAGTTTGAGCAGACGCGGGATCGCGTGATCGTTGAAGACATCGGCGATCGAGCGCGCCCACGCATCGATCGCCGTTGCGAAGAGATCGACCTTCGACGCTCCGAGAGCGAAAGATCCGACCCCTTCGTGACCGAGGAGAATGAAGTCAGAGAGAGTGGTCATCGCTATCCGCTGGTCGTAGCGGGAGATGATCTTGTCCGTGTCGAACTGGCGCTGACCTCCAGAGGAAAGCAGTTCGAGCCGGAACATCTCCTTTCCTTGCTCGTCATAAGCGAGAGGGAAGACAACGCCTTCTTGCTCGTTGCGCTTGATTCCTTGAACGATGTCGGTGATCGCTGAGAGAGCCGCCTTCTGCGCTGCTGTCGCGTTTGCTGCGAGCAACTGGGGAGGGACATACGCGATGGGGAGACCAGCGAGATCTCGCTCGATGCCTACCGCCTCGAACTCTTCGATGCGCCTCTTGTAATACCAAGGACGGAATGAGTTGCGGAGGATCGAGCGGCCTTCTGGGTTCGCCTTTGCGACTGTTGTGCGGAAGAGCAGAGCCTTCTCCATCGGGATTGTCGCTTGCTTCCCGGTCGACGGATCCCATTGAACCATCGCGTCGAGGGAGCCATCGGGACCGAACACCCATTGCCAGCGAGTCTCTTGCGCTCGATAGGCGATCTTTCGCCAGCCGATCTTCCCATCCGAGAAGCGGGACTTCTTTGTCGGATCGCTCTGATCGAGACCGAGCCGGCGCTTGTAGACAAGTTCGTGAAAGGAGAAGCCGAACGGGAGCATCGTGAGGATCCCCTGAAGCAGCGAAGACCACGATTCGTTGAGATCGTTCCGACAAGAATCGACGAACTCAGCGACTGCTCGATCCTCATCTGTTGGATCTTCTCCAACAGCAGAGAAAGGATCGACTCTCCACTCGACCTTCATGATGAGTTTCTCGATGGCAAAGAGCAGAGCGCCGACGATCGGATCGTTGTCGCTCATCTCTCGCCATGCGTTCACCGCGTTCGTTCCGCGCAGCGCTGAGAGTTGATCGTCGATGACGAAGCCCCCGACGCGTCGGAGACCGGTAGTTCCTAGTTCTTGGTAATCATCGGCCATCAGCCGGTCCTCCGAGCGTCGATCTGGCGAGATGCTTGCTCTAGGGTAGTCCCTCGCTCGACTGCGTTCATGATCTTGTTGCGCTCGTCTCGGGTATGGCCTCCCCAGACTCCGAAGGGTTCGTCGAGATGCTCAGTCAGGCATCGAGTCCGAACGAGACATTCTCGACAGAACGCGCGCGCTTCTTGCGATTGCTCTCGAAGAAAGAACTTCGAGACGGGCATCTGTTCGAGCCGGCATCGAGCGCCGACCCACCATCCGGGAGCAGCGACGAAAGGGAGCCTCACTCCTCGAACCCTTGGTCTCCGATTCCCTGCTCGATGATGAGGTGAGCGATGAGACGGAGCGCATCGTATTCGGCGAAGCCTCCATCGGTGAGAGCAAGGTAGACCTCGTGGAGCGCGACGGCTGCTTGCGTGAGAGGAGGGAGATCGCACTCTTCCTCGATCTCATCGATCTCTTCTTCTTCGATGTCGTCGTAGTCGTCGTCCACGCTGGGAGGCTACTAGAGAGCAGCGAGAAGATCGATGAGGGTCGGGACTCCTTCGGATCCATGAGAGAGCCGTTGACGCTGACGCTCCAGACAGCGGAGAGCGCAGAGCAGGAGATCCCTTCACCCGAAAGCAGATCGGGCTAGACCCTCATCGAGATCACATCTCCTCTGGGAGATCTCCAGCGTGACGATCGAGGAGGATGACTGCTGCTCGAACATCGGCGCGATGGAGGTTGCCCCATTCGGCGACGAAGTCGATGGCGTTCTCCCGGACCTGATGCCATTGCTTCGCCATCTTCATGTCTCTCCGGTCGAGAGCATTGTGCGCTCCTCGATGAGACTTCGCTGCGATTGCGGTCAGCCGCTGGATCGCTGGGTTCGGATGATTCATCAGGGTCTCGATCATGCTTGCTCCTCCAGAGCGGTACGGGATGCTGAGCGCAGCGTGAGCGCTTCGCCCGGAGTCCATCCGTCGAGACCGAGCCGGCGCTCGACGATCTCCTCGACGATCGATCGGGGGAGCATCACGGCGACCATCCCTTCCGGGACTCGGACCTTCCGAGCGTTCGGCTGATACTCCTCGACTGCTCTTCCCCAGACGAAGGAAGGGAGGACGTAGATCTTCGAGCGGGATCGGACCTCGACGAGTCGAGCGATCCTCCCGGCTTTGTGGAGCGCTGAGAGAGCGCCGGAAGCGGATCCGTGGTGGATCCCGAAGCGATCTGAGATCTGGTGCCATGTTGCTCCGTCTGCTCTGGCGACTGCGAGGAAGCGCAGGATCTCCCTCTGGCGCTCTGAGGTGATCCCAGAGGCATCCTCACGCTTCGCTCGGGCTTCCGATGTATCGGAGCCGGAGAAGCCAGAGGATCCGGCGTAGGGGAGTGCTGGGAGTTCATGGAAGAGATCTCCTTGTTCGTTGCTGCTCATGATTGTTCCTCTCGTTCTTTCCAACAGGGACAGCAGGACTCGCACCAGAAGATCTCGCAGCAGCAGCCTTCTCCGGGAGGAGATGGGCAATCGAGGAGGGATCCTCCGATGTGACCGGAATGGGAAGCGAACTGCTCGATCTCCGCTTCGCAGGAATCGCAGACCACGATCCTCA